AAATTCTAACCTTGAAAATTCTAACCTTGAAAATTCTAACCTTGAAAATTCTAACCTTGAAAATTCTAACCTTGAAAATTCTAACCTTGAAAATTCTAAGTTAGAACATTCTAACTTAGAAATAGCAAACACTATAGAAGATAATATTAATAAGAAGAAAATAATTAAAGAAGAAAAAGGTTTAAAAGAAGATAAAGCGCCCGCACTCGAAAAAGCTCCGGCAGCGTTTAAAGCTCCAACAGTCGAAGAAGCAATTGCCTACTTCGTGGAGAAAGGCTACACAGAAGATAGCGCACTAAGGTTCTTTAATTATTATGACTGCGCCGGATGGAAAGACTCTAACGGGAAGAGTGTTAAAAAATGGAAGCAGAAAGCTAATGCAGTGTGGTTTAAAGATGAAAACAAGATTAGCAAGCCCATTTACAACCGACATAACAAACAGGATATGCAGGGTGAGACCGTACAAGAGCGTGTAGCTCGTTTTATGTATGAAATGGGGGAAGAACCTACCGCCGAGTCGAAACCGCAAGGTAACGCAACAATGAACTCTTCAGGAGGATATCTGGATTATTTAAACACGGTCCCTATATGGGAAGAGTGCAAATAAACAAGAAACAACAGGAATTAAAAACATGAACCCGACAGATAAACAAGAATTTTTAACGGCCTTGGTATCTACCTTAAAGATTATTAACCCGTCATTTAAGCCAGATAACCAATATTTGGAGTTTTACTTCCAAACAATGAAGCCGTTTGAACTAATTGCAATTAAGACAGCGCTATATAAGCACATTATGGACCCTACTGCTGGCATGTACATTCCCAAGCCTGCCGACTTAATGAAGTATCTAAAGCCAGCGACTGGCAACGATGCAGAAAGACAATGGTCAATAGTGATGCGAGCTATATCTAGTTGTGGCGGAAGGTACAGCAATGTTTATTTTGAAGATGTGATAACAAACACTATTATCCATGAGATGAATTGGGGTAACATTTGTAACATAACTGATACGTCCGAGCCATTCGAGCGTAAGCGCTTCCTACAGGCATATGAGAATTACAGCAATTATGCACCACAGTATGAAGCTGGCATTAACTACGGCATCTGCCATAATCACAATGTAGATAAGCTTCAGCAAGAACCGGTTTACCTTGTGCGCAATAATGGAGCCTATCAACTTACAAACACGGAAGAGATCCCAAGCCTTATTAATGACCAAAAACGAGCCAGCGCATTGATGGTTGAGCTGCACAATAATGAAACGAATAATAACTTCGCAAAGTTATTAGGCTTTTAAAGGTTTGAAATAGGGCATTGCTAAATCAAAAAGGATAAAATAGCATGAATATTGATATTGAATGTCTCAATTACAAAATTAAGGGCTTGCCCGTGGCCCGGATTATTGAAATTCCGGAGGCATTCGATTGGTTTGGTGTATTGTCTGCAATGGGCAGTAACTACATTAAGACCAAGTCGGAAAAGGGGTATGTGGGTTTAATTTATCCTGATAAGTTTTTACTTATCCGTAACTTCCTCGGTACTGGTGAGACTCTTGTGGGCATCGCTGATGAATTGGCCGAGGAACTAAGGATACAAATGCGCTACATGGGCTTATATTACGGATATGAGGGCTTTCAGGTCTCGGATAGCGATGTTGACGTCATTCCACGTACAGATTTAAAGTTTGACCATTATACCTGGTATAAGTGCTACGCATGGGTCGGCTTTGTGGTATTCGTAAAGTATAGCGAGGAGGATGAATAATGATAGCTAAGGACCATTTAGGTAAAACATACAAAAGCCTTGCAGCGATGGCTAGAGCATGGGGGATTTCATACGTCACGTTAATTTCAAGGCTAGATTTGGGGTGGACGGTGGAAGATGCGCTGACTAGGCCAGCAGGTTATAGAGCATGTTGCAAAGATCACACGGGAAAGGAGTTCAGTAATGGTAGAGAAATGGCTAAGGCATGGGGTATTCCTTCCACTATCTACTACGAAAGAAAGCATTACGGGTGGAGCGTTGAACAGATACTTACTACTCCAGCGCAAGGATGGAAAATCAAGTGCAAAGACCACTTGGGGAACGAGTACGAGAGCATCACAGCCATGGCGGAGCATTATGAACTTCCTGATACAACTGTTAGGGCTAGAATAGCCCGGGGGCTAAGCTTAGAAGATGCATTAACAAGACCGCTAAGAAAACAGAAGCGCAAATGGGACTAAGTCAAAGGATTTAAAGCCATAAAAGACGCAATGTTAGAAAAGATGTTTGTGTAAATAATTAAGCCCTCTTTATTGAGGGCTTTTGTTACCTACTTCAAATTTTTTGACATGAGGAAAAAAAAAGTTGTATAAAGTTGTAAAAAGTCGTATAATGTATTCAACAAGTAAGGGGGAAGGCCCCGAAAACAAGAAGAAGGAAAAACAAGATGACTAAATCAGAATTATTCAAAAAGGCTCACGAAATGACCCGTACTACTATTGCTAAGTTTGGTGGTAACTACCTTGTAACTTTTGCTCAGGCGCTCAAGGAACTTTATAAGAACGCAGTTAAGACTGTACGCTTCCAGATTAAAACTTGGTTTCTCAACAAGAACGCTGACAAGCTCACCACTGCGCACTGCCATGTTAGCCCGTACTTCGGCAAGGAAGACATCATCAAGGAAACTGAAAAGGCTTACCAAGTAAATCTTGAACTTGTAACCAACAGCACCGGCGCAGATACCGCATACACTAAGCTTGTATGGGTGCCTAAATCAGTATGCGAAGCTTACAGCTTCTAACCAACCAACAGGGGCTAAGCTCTAGCCCCTTAACTAAGAAGGAACTAATAATGTTACACATAGTTTTTGAGTATCGTGATGATTACACAAAGGGTAAGTGGAATAAACAAGAGTGCTACATGTCTAGTGTGGATGAATGTATCAAATTTTACGGTTTGGGCGTTGATTGCGAATACCGCATTATCTCTGTTGAAGAAGCTAAGTAATTAACCACCGCCCCTACGGCTTAGGGGCTTAACAAGAAGGAATAAGATTATGGATATTAAAATAATACCACTTTACCGTAAAATCGATGGCCTCCTCGCTTTCCGGGTTGAAAATGACCCAAGCGAAACTATAACTAAGGAGTTCGATTGGCACGCTGTACGCAATGCTATTAATGATAACTTCATCAAAACTGATTCAGAAGCTGGCTCTGTTGGTATTATCTGTGATGATGGGTTCTATCTTGTGCCTAACTTCCGTGGCGACGGCTTAACACGTGTTGGGGTGGTTGATTCACTCGCCGAAGAGCTCCAAGAACAAATGCACTTTATGGGTATGTTTTATGGCAAGAACTTGCTTATCTCTGATTGTGATTACGCTGCTATTCCGCGTCATGATTTGGAGATTGACCGGGAAGCTTGGTACGCATGCTTTAGCCGTGATGGCATTGTGGTATTCACTAAGGTTTAACCAGTTTTATGGCCTCCGGCAGCATGGAGGCTTTTGATGAGTGAGGTAATTAAGATGATTAGCAAGCTTGGTGATTTAGTTTTTTACATAATTGTATGTGCGTTTTTTGGGGTTACTATTTTTGCGCTAGTACAGAAGCTCGCAGGTGATGATGTGGTTGAATACGAAAGCTGGTCACGTCGTGAATGCGTGTTTATTGAAGTTAATGGCGTCAAAAAACCATGCGAAGAGATGCCAGCTGTTGAAACTTGGGAACATGTGTGGGTGGAATAAGATGAGATGTAAACCATGCACGCCATGCACCGACCACAATGGCAAGGTATTCCCATGCTTTAAAGACATGTGCGAATATTGGGGGCGTATTCCTCAAACGGTACGGGAGCGTGAAGCCCGTGGTTGGTCAAGACAAATGGCGCTAACCACGCAAGGATGCGACCCTAAGCGAGAAGAGTTATGGCATAAGTACAAGGCACGTATACCATACGAGCTAAACATGGCCACGATATGGCACAGACTTGGAAGGGGGTGGCCTGAAGAGTTGGCTTTTACCGCCCCTCCCTACTCAAAACTAAAGGACTATAACTATGAACGAACGAAAGAAGATTGAGAAGCTTCACGCAGAGCTCGTCAGTAAAGACGCCACTACACAGCTACTGTGGCAACTGCTGGTCTCGAAGCAGCAGGAGGAGATCGAACATCATGAACTGCTTATCCGCTTGCTTAGCCTTAGGCTTAAGGAACTTACCGAAGAAAATGAGCCGGAGCAACCGGCTAAGGGAAATAACTAAGAAGGAATAAAATCATGATAGACGAAACACTCAAAACTTTGGACTTTCTCGGTGACATTATTAGCAATGAACTTGCAAAACTTGTAGCTAACGAAGCGCTACGTGTTAAGCTTGGGCAGTTGGAGCTTCTTGAAGCTCAAAACAAGGATTTAAAGGCCAAGGTCGAAGAACTAACGAGGGAGAACAATAACGCTAAGAAAGAGCAGAAGAAAGCAGAAGGTGAGCTTGAGGCTGTCAAGAAGAAGCAAGCGGAGCAATGGGCGAGAATGCTTCTTTGCGTCATATCTACGCTTACGTTATCAACGACGGGCGCACAAAAGGTGGTTCAGAAGGACGATAGCGTAAAGCCTATAAAAGTTTATTATTAAAAGGTAGAAAAAATAAACCCGGCGAACAGGTGCCGGGCTTATACAAGAAGGAAAAAACACATGACTTCAAAAACAGATGATACCACAGAATGGTACGAAGTGGAGCTAGCACGGCGCTTTATTGACGCTAGAACGTGCGCCAAGTCTATTTTATTCCGCATCATAGGCACGGGCGGAGACTTTGACGGGTGGAGCTTCTTCCATCCGCGCACATTGTGCAAGTTCATTCCAGCTGGAAAGGGTACATGGTCTATCAGCTATCAGGACGGGTGGGAGTTTAAGCTAACTAAGCGTGGCAAGAACGAGCAAGGGGAATGGGTGAATGTTGGTGAGTGCTCGCTAACCGCAGAGGAGCTAACAGAGCAGTTGTGGGCTAGGCCATTAGTACATAAGCCGGAGTATTTACCACCGCTCGCACATGTGGAAGTGCCCAAGGAGCTGATAGATGAATAACAGTAACGTTCAGCAGAGAGCTATAAACAAGCTAAACCGCCTCAAGGTGGGCGCATTGTTTATGGAAATGGGGACTGGGAAGACTAAGGTGGCGCTTGACTTAATGGCGTACAAGAAGAAAGCTGATTATCTTCTTTGGATCTGTCCGTGCTCGCTAAAGGGCACGATTGAAGAAGAACGCAAAAAATGGCACCCAGAACTTAAGCTCCATGTAGTCGGCGTTGAGAGTATTGGAAGCTCTAACCGTATCTATGCCGAACTGCTAGAGGAATTGAGCCATCAAAACTGTATCTTCTGCGTTGTCGATGAAAGCTTGAAAATCAAAAACGGCGGAGCAAAAAGAACGCAGCGCTTGCTTACAATCTCGAAGCTTTGCGAGTACAAGCTCATACTTAACGGCACTCCACTTACTAATAATGTGCTAGACCTCTACACGCAGTTCCAGTTCTTGAGCCCGCTCATATTGAGTGAATCGCTGCTAGTATTCAAAAACAAATACTGCGAGTACTACACAAGAGGCGAGCGCAAGGGCATGGTTAGAAAGCAATGCAATATGGAGAACCTTATAAGCCGTGTTAAGCCGTATATCTTTGATGCCAAGTTGGATTTGAAAGCTGATAAGCGTTACTTTGATAAGCCGTACGAGCTGGGCGTTAGAGAGCTGGCGCAGTACGAAGCAATCAAGGATGAGTTTATTCGGACGGTTAGCGATAGCGCGGAGATTAGCTTCTATGTTTTGGTAACTAAGCTTCATGAGTTTATAGCTGGGTGTGAGAGCAAGCGTAAGGCTCTAGAAGAAGCTGTAAAGGGCTTAGGCAAGGCTATATGCTTTGTTAAGTTCCTCAAGAGCATACCTGAGGGAGCACGGCACATTACAGGCGATATGAAGCAAGAAGAGCGTGCCCAGACAATCGAAGAGTTCAAACAAGCTCAAGGTGACCAAGTGCTCTATATAACTTATGGCTGTGGTGCCTTTGGGCTTAACTTACAGTTTTGCCATACGATCGTTTTTGCCGACCGTACGTGGGACTATGCAATGATGGCGCAAGCCGAAGCTAGAGTGTACCGCTTAGGACAAAATGAGGACGTATCTTACATCACGCTCAAAGCCGAAAACATCGGGCTTGAAAAGATACTAACTAAGAACTTAACTCGCAAGACCGACATGCTAAAGGAAGTTAAGGAAGAGATATCAGTATTAAACCAAGAGGAGCAGAAGAAATGGCTAAAAAAGCATTTATAGGCCCGTTAGCCGATGCCGAAAAGCTAGAACTAATCAAGCCGAGCAGTAAGGTTATTGTATTCGGTGAGTCATTGGGGGGGTACGAGCATTACACTTTTAAAGATGTGATCATGTATAAATACTACTTTGACTTATTGCAGCGTATTAGTAGCGAATACACATTAGTTTTTAATGAGTTCTTGAACACCGACAACCGCTATGCACTTAACTACAATTGCGCGCGCAAATACGTCTTGCAGACCGAAAATGTAATTTTATTTCAGTCTATGCCTTTAATGGAAAAACTTAAGACGTCGCATGACTTGTTATCTCTTAATCCCTTTATGAAAGAACCTCTCGAAGGCATGAGCTTTGAAAATTTTGATACGGTTGGCGATACCAGCATAGAACTAAGGATTGAGCATATAGAGCTAACGCCGGAAGAACTCCAAAGGTATAATGTCGAAAAACACAAGATAGCCGAGTCAGTAAACAAGGACCCGGACATAATACCACGGCGCCTCTTGAAGTGGTCAGAGGCCCAAAACGACAAAAGGTTTAAAGGGTTGGACACTAAGCGAGAACTTAAGTTCAAAATGAGCATAGGCGTAAACAATACCAAGGTTGACCAGTTTTACTTTAATCACCTTCATGAGCAAAAAAAGGAGTGGGAGAATGTCATTCAAGCAATATACAGGCACTAATGTCCTTGAAGAAGCTAGAAAGCGCATTAGCTACATTTTCGATGAGTTCGAGAACATTATAGTATCTATAAGCGGGGGGAAGGATAGCACTGTTATGGCTCACCTCGCATTAGTAGAGGCGCACAAAAGAGGGCGCAAGATTGGATTGTTCTTCCTTGATGAAGAAGTGATGTATAAAGCTACTATTGAACAAGTTGAATACCTCATGAGCTTGTACCCGGAAAATACCACACGCTTTTGGCTTCAAATTCCTTTTAACCTAACCAACAGCTCAAGCCTTGAACAAGGCCAGGTTAATTGTTGGGATATCAAAGATAAACCAAGGTGGATGCACAAGCGCAGCAAGAACAATATATGCGTACAACCATGGTCACATGAGACTAAGGTGGCCGATAAAAACAAGGGCTTTGGGTACTATGATGTTATCTCTAATTTTGAGCTAATGACAAAAAACACGGCGCACCTTGTAGGCCTTAGAGCTGATGAGAGCCTTAATCGATATCGTGCAATAATTAAGAACCCTGGGTATAAAGATATCTATTGGAGCACTAAGCGCAACAATAACGGTAATTATGCTTTTTATCCTCTTTACGATTGGTCATTTAATGATATTTGGAAATACATAGGCGAGACGGGCATCAGATACCACAAGTATTATGATTTTTGCTTTCTTAAAGGCGTTCCGGCTCATGCGATGCGCGTTAGCTCACTCACGCACGAAAAGAGCTTCAAGAGCATCGCAGACTTGCCGGAGTTCGAGCCGGATACGTACGACAAGCTTTTGAAGCGCATTAAGGGCATAAGCTTTGCGCAAGAAACGGCCAAAAACAAAAAAATGTTCAAAGTGCAGAAGCTCCCCAAGGCTTATAAGTCGTGGAGGGAGTACCGGGACTTCTTACTCGAGACTTACCCGGATAAAAGCAAGATAGGCATATTTAAGCGCCGATTTGTGCATCACTTAGACAATGACTATGTGGCAAGGCAGCAGTGCAGACAGCTGGTGCTTAACGATTATGAGAATAACTTGCCTGTGGATAACAGGGAAGACCCGATAATTACAAAAGTTAAATATTGGTTAGAGGTACTATAAATGAAACAAGAAATCAAAATGCCATGCTTAGCGATTAAGCTTGTAAACCGCAACGATATTATAGCTAATAACTATAATCCCAATAGCGTACCAAGCGACAAAATGGAGCTTTTGAAGCAGTCAATCATAGATAACGGCTTTTGCTTCCCTATCGTTACAATTTGGAGCGAGGAAGAACAGAAGTATGTAATTATCGACGGCTTCCACCGCTTCACTATGTGCTCTCCTGAATGGCTTGATATTGAGCAAGTGCCTATCGTGGTACTTGACCATGACATCAGCCAGCGCATGGCTGCAACTGTTCAATTCAACAAAGCAAGAGGCGTGCACGAAATCGACGGAGACGCCGACATAGTCAAGAGCTTAAGCCAACAGGGGCTAAGCGATGCGGATATTTGTAAGCACCTAGGCTTAGATGCTGAAACCGTGCTTAGATATAAGCAATTAACCGGTATTCTAGAGTTGTTCAAAAATAATAGCTATTCACCAGCGTGGGAGGTAAAAGACGATGAAGTACATAGTTAGGACAGTGGACTTTGATCCCGTAAGGGCTCAAAACGTAGCAAGGCTTAAAGCGTTGATTCCTGGATTGATTGTAGTGGTAGATACTAAGCGAGATGCGTATAACGGACTTTTTCTCGCTTGCAATGAGGCGGAGGATACCGGGGCAGTAATACTAGAAGACGATGTAAAGCTCTGTAGGGATTTTTGCGCCAAGGTTGAAAGAGTTGTTGCAGATATTGGGGCGGATAATGTTATCAATTTTTTTGAGAAACCGAAGAGCTATTTTAAAAGCGGTTTTGTTCGTGGCAGTGGTTTTTTGTGGATGCAATGCACTTACTTTCCTCCCCACTTTGGAGGAAACTTAAAGGAGTACTATGAGGAGTTTAAAACATTGCTCCCACAGAAGTGGCGCGGTCAAGCGGTAGACTGTTTAACTTCTTATGTGCTCAAGAAGTTAAAAAAGAAGTACTACCGTTACAGGCCTTGTTTAGTTCAGCACTTAGACTATAAAAGCGCGATAGGGCCACGGCCAAATAATAGACAAAGCCCTTATTTTATTGACGATTTGGAAGAAAAAGGAATTAGCTATGAAGACCTACAACCTACCAAATAATAGCATGGTGGCTGTGCATGATATCTTTGATACATTGCCAGAGTTTATGCACAGGGCGGACTGCATATTTACGGACTTACCATACAATCAAGCCATGCTTAGTAACTACTCTAACCGTGATGGGGTGGCTCTTAGTACTGATAATGATGTCAATTTTGACAACTTCCTGGCTAGATTTTTTGCTTGCGTGTTAGAGATTAAGCCTATTACTTTATTTGTGGAAATAGGCGCGCAGCATGTTGGAACGGTTGAACGGTTCGTAGAGGGTAACTTCAAGTACTGCCATACGCATAATAATTACTATTTGCACTCACGCAAAAACAAATGCTACATAGTCCAAGCCTCAAACAGGCAACTGCTAGACTTGGGCATTGATGATATAGACGAGCAAAAAGCGATCCAACTAATTTGCACCAAACAGGCTTATAAATGTATCGGTGACTTGTGCATGGGCCGTGGCCTTGTAGGGTTCTACGCTAACAAAGCAGGTCGGCAATTTGTAGGCACGGAGCTAAACGAGAACCGCCTCGCGGTATTACTGCATAGAATCGAGGTGGGTAAATTGTGACAAATATCAAATTTACTTGATATGAGATAAAATAATTATAGACAATCGCTAAAATGTGGCGTATACTGTATTTAAGAAATGAGGGAGAGGTTCCCAAACAAGAAGGAAAAACAAGATGGATAAGGCAAGATTATTTAGAAGAGCTCATAAGATGACAAAGGCAGCGATTGCTAAGTTTGGCGGTAACTACCTTGTGACATTTGCTCAGGCACTTAAGGAACTCTACAAGAAGGCTGCTGAAATTGAATGCTTCAGAATCAAAGGTTGGTTTATGCTCAAGAACGAAGACAAGTTTGAAACAGAAGCCGGCGAACTCTATTCTAATTTTGGTAAGAATGATATCGTCAAAGAAACTGCTAAGGCTTATCAAGTTAAGCTACACGCTCTAACTAACGATGCCGTTACTCGCCTGGTGTGGGTTCCTAAGTCTTGCGTTGAATACTAAGAAGGAGAAAGAGAAGTTAGGGCGCAGATGGTGTACATGGGTTCATGGCGCAACTTCCAAATTTCCAATTCAGACTACGAGGCGAGACCACGCCCATACTTCGAGATTGAACCTAATATTTGGTACGAGTGCTATGCTCGTGACGGGTATGTGATTTTTGTTAAAGGGTGCTAATCAAGTAATTAAGAAGGGGAAAGGGTACGATAATGAGAGAGTACATTGAGTATGACGGCGTTATCACTAACGAAAAAAACGAGGTAATACATAGATTTGTTGTTGGGGTAGTTAGAAAAACGCCGCCTGATGCTGAAAAGCCTTCTGAAGTAGTTTGCAATTGCGACATTGACGAGGCAATTAGCCATGTTGTCGCAAGTAACGTTCCAGGGAGCTATAAAGTATGGCTCGAGGGAGAATATTGGGACGAGTTCGTGGTTTAATCAGTAGCCAAAGGCAAAATGTACCTTGATATCAAGGAATTTAATTTTTGGGGGATGAGAATGAAGAGACACTTATTAAAGCAAGTAATGATTGATAACCATGATAACATGGACGATTTAGCCGTGGAGCTAGGGATTAACGCAAATACACTGTATGTAAAAATGGCTGGGGTTCGTAGTCAGTTCACGCAGGCAGAGATCCAGAAGGTGGCAGAACGCTACAGTTTAACGCCTGAACAGACCTTCGAGATATTTTTTATGGACGGAGGGAAGTAACCCTAGCTATGTATGTAGTTGTCAAGGCATTCTCTAGCTTCTTCAAAACCGTGGCAGATTACGCACTTATAACCTTGTTCTGTGAGCTTTTTGATCCATTTGTTTTGAGCTTCGGATGCCTTGGCCCCTTTTCGTGTAGATTTCATTTCAATAAAAAGCCCGTGACTCCCGTCCTTGGGGGAAGGTAGGAATAGATCGGGCACTCCGGCTTTCACGCCTTGCTTTTTCAAATTGCTAGCCTCAATTACGTTACGACTTCCACCATTAGGAATGTGAAATATTAGGTCGTAGGGAAACCCTTTAAGCTCGCAGTACTTAATGAGCATTGTTTGCTCAGTAGCTTCTAATGCTGCTTTCATAGCTTTAACTCCTTAAGGTGAAATGCCCAAAAATAGCAATTGTAATAATTATATAATCATTACGAAATTTATATAATCCCATGTATGGCCAAAAATGACCTTCTGGAAGCATTATACACGGTCGCTAAAAAAGAAGAGAAAGAGAAAGAAAAAAAAGAGAAAGAAGAAAAAGAAGAATAGAGAAAGAGAAGAAAACGCCCTCTCCGCGCACGCGCGCCAAGGAACAACTTAACGTTAATAATATTATATGTGGAGCAGAGCTAAAATTTTTATAATTCTTGAAACCGTGAGAAAGAAAACAAGCTCAAGCTTCCAAACGTGCGAGATTGTTAATAACCTGGGGTTTTGGGGTATAATAAAAAAAGAGTTAGCAGACCTTGGAGTAAAAATGTGGTGGAATAACTTAGATCACTATCTCAATCAACATGTAATCTTGATAGGTGGAGCAACTATGGCATTTATAACATCAATGATCCATTTATGGAATCGACCTAAGAGTTGCATAAGTAAGATTATGGACAGCTTGCTATGCTCAAGCTTAACCGTTGGCATCTACTACGGTATATCGAGCGTGTACAGCATTCCGGAGTCTGCAAGCATTGCTATTGGTAGTTTTGTAGGCTACTTGGGTACTGAAGAAGTTAAACGTTTAATATTGTTAATCTTGAAGAGGTTCATTAACTGTGGTGATGAAAATAAGTGAAGCTGGCATCAAGCTTATATGCAGGTGGGAAGAGTTTAGAGGCTATGCTTATGTATGCCCTGCAGGACTATGGACAATTGGCTACGGTCATACGGGCGGAGTTAAACCAACGGATAAGATAGACCTAGCTCAAGGTGAAGCGTATCTACGCAAGGATTTAGAGATAGTTGAGCGGTGTTTAAACTCTTTGGTCATCAAACTAAATCAAAACCAATACGATGCACTATGTAGTTTAATCTTTAATATTGGCACGGGTAACTTCTTGCGCAGTACACTTCTTAAGTGCTTGCAAGCTAAACAATACGATAAAGCATCTGCGGAGTTTTTAAAGTGGCGTAAGGCTAACGGCAAAGTGCTTAAAGGCTTGGAAGCTAGACGAAAGGACGAGCAAGAGTTATTTAACAAGTAATGTAGTTAAGGAATGGCAATCATGGAGCAGAGTTTAGGCGATTTTGATGATATAAATTTTGATGATTTTAATTTAGATTTTGACACAGAAGAACATGTGAACTATCTCGATGTTAATGCCATCTGCTTACAAACTACATCTAAAAAGCGCTTTACTTTTGATATTAACAAACAGGTTAAACAAATCGAAAAACTCATTGATAGATTGCCAAACGAGAATGAGACGTTTTACTTTATCAGCGGTAAATTTGGATTTTCATCAATTGCAATAATTGAATACATCGCACGAAAAGAGAAGATTAAAAATCTATGGGTTAGCACATTTAGGTTGGGTGCAAAACAGGCTAAAATTATTTGTAATTTGGCTCAAAAAGGAATGATAGAAAAAGCCTTTTTTATAACGGGTAAAATAAACAATATGGAAACATCACGGTATGATTATTTTACTCAAATAAAAAAAGAGTTTAATAAATATGGGTTTATGATTGTGCCAACAAATAACCATAGCAAAGTACTATTGTTTGAGACTGAGCATAATTACTATGTTTGCGAGACTTCAAGCAATTTAAACGAAACCCACAGTTAGAGCAGTTCGCATTGAATAATGATATTAACCTATATAATCACTATTTAGGCGTTTTTAAGTTCTTTAAAAAATATAACGGCAGCAGTTCGGAGAAGTGATATGGCAAACTTAGAAGTCGATGAAGAACTATACAAAGCACTGCGCACACTGGCTCTCGGTGCTAGCATTGAGGAAATGGGAAGGGATAGCGAAGGGAATACAAAGATATTCAAGCGAAAGCTTCCGCCAAACTTTGAGGCTATCAAGTATATCTACGAAAACAAGAAACCTAAGAGGATCAGTATTGCTTATGGTGAGGGGATAATTAATGGCAACAGTTAGACCTCTCAAACCATGCCAACACCCGGGTTGTGGTAAGTACTCCAATGATGGATCTTGCTACTGCGCTGAGCATAAGCGCATAATGCAAGCGAAGCGTGACGCAATGCACCGCAAGAATAAAGGCGGAGTGTATAATAGCAGGTGGGCAAGAGCAAGCAAGGCCTTCTTAGCTGAGCATCCTCTGTGCGCTGTGTGTGGAGCTCCTGCAACCGAAGTTGACCACATTATCCCGCACAAGAAGAACATGGATTTATTTTGGGATAGCAATAATTGGCAAGCATTATGCCATTCATGCCACTCGAAGAAGACAATGAATGAGGGTAGCTTCGGCCGAGGGGTAGGGGGAGTGCCCGGAAAACCTTGTTTGGCCTAATACCGCGCCCCAAGTCACATTTTTACACGTGCGATATTTTATAATCGCCCCTAACTTTTTTGAAAATGTCAAGGATCTTTTATGGGAAGAGTACCGAAACCGACAGCGATTAAGAAGCTTTGCGGTACGGTTCAAAAGTGCCGACTTAATCCTGACGAGCCTAAACCAACTGATGAACTCTCTTCAATTCTGCCACCCGAATTTTTATCACCAAGCGCTAAAGAGATTTATCAGTTTGCGCTGAGTCAGGTACCCAAGGGGGTGCTTTCTAATCTTGACTTTGGCGTATTCACCGAGTGGGTGATCTTGTACGATAACTTGGTAAACGTGACCATGACCATGCAGAAGCAAGGTTACTTGCTCCAAGAAGATGGTGATGATGAGATTAAGCCCTCTAAACTAGCAGCGGAGCAGAGAAAGCTTATAGCACTGCTGCACCAACTACAGAGTGCCATGGGCTTTACTCCGTCTTCAAGAAGCCGTGTGATTAGCTTTGGTAAAGAAAACCACTCTGAAAATCCATTTGAGGGAATGTAGCCATGGTGGATTACGTAGCTATAGCAAATCAGTACATTGCCGATGTGCTCGCAAAGAAGATAAGCGCTTGCAAGTGGGTGAGGCTTGCGTGCAAGCGCCAAAAGAAAGATTTAACCCGTAAGCGGTGGCCGTACCACTTCGACAATGACAAGGCTAACAAGGTATGCCGATTCATTGAAGCGCTCAAACACACCAAAGGCCCGAAAGCTGGAGAGTGCATACACCTTGAGCCATGGCAGTGCTTTATTCTTACTACCATTTTTGGGTGGGTTGATAAGAACGGCAACAGACGGTTTAGACGTGTATTTATTGAAGTGCCGCGCGGGAATGGTAAGTCGGCCATATCTTCCGGCGTGGGCTTATACATGCTCTGCGCTGATGGTGAAGTTGGTGCGGACTGCTATTCATTCGCTACCACGGGGGACCAGGCTCGAATAGTGTTTAATGACGCTTGCGCCATGGTGCAGAATAACCATGCGCTTAAGGATTACTTTGGTATTCAGGTATTCAAGAACTCAATCTGCATCGGCTCTACCAATTCAAAGTTCCAACCTAAAGCCTCCAACTCTAGCACCAACGATGGCTTAAACACGCACTTCGCTTGCATTGACGAACTCCATGCGCATAAAGATAGATTACTTTTTGAAGTGGTAAAAACCTCCATGGGTAAGCGTAAGCAGTCGCTGATGTGGTCCATTACTACAGCAGGCTATAACCTCACGGGTATTTGGATGGAAGAGCGCATCAAAACACAGAAGATGCTAGACGGCTTATACTCTCAAGATACTCGCTTCGGCATAATCTACACTATCGATGACGGGGACGATTGGAAGACAGAGGAAGCACTAATCAAGGCTAATCCAAATTGGGGTATATCGGTTAATCCGATTGACGTACTAGACGAGCTCAAGGAAGCTATGATAAACCCAACTAACGAAGTGGAGTATCAGACCAAGCGCCTTGATTTGCCTTGCAACTCTAATACCGTATGGATGCCACTCACACGGTGGAGCAAGTGCTACCGTGATGTTAAGGAGTCAGATTTTGACCGCGAATACTGCATTATGGGCGCCGACTTAGCATCTAAGCTAGATATAACAGCTCTCATACGGTTGTATTGGAGGCAAGAGAAGAACCCGAAAACGGGTGCGCTTGAGCTACACTTCTACGCCTTTGGGGATTACTTCCTCCCTAGCGATACCGTGGACGAATCGAGCAATGCGAATTATAGGGCATGGGTTAATCAAGGTTTAATGACCACTACCGAGGGTGCAGTCATTGATTTAAATCAGGTGCAGGACAAAATACTAGAGATATATCAGCAAAAGACCGTAATTGCGGTGGCGTACGACCCATTCCAAGCTACACAGCTTGCAACAAACTTACTTAACGAGGGTTGTCGCATGGTTGAAATTGGGCAGACCGTCAAAAACCTAAGTGAGCCGATGAAGTTCTGCAAAGAGCTAGTTTATCAAAAACGACTGCACACTGACGGTAGTCCGATTCTTGCTTGGATGGTTACTAACGTTATAGCGCACTTGGATGCTAAAGAGAATATATTTCCACGCAAAGCACTGCCGACCGACAAGATAGATGGCGTGCTTGCTTTGCTCATGTGTTTAAATCAAGTTATCCACTTGGATATCGAGAACAAGTATCAAAATGGTGATACAATAAGTGACAACATGCTAGTGCTCTAAGGAGGCCGAATGTTTAGCTTTATACAAGGACTTTTTGGCAACTACAAAGGCTATCAACAAGATGCGCCTAGAGTTGCTATCGTAGACAACACTCAACCCGCCACGGTTGATAATATCATGCAGATCCCGGGCGTATGGCAGTGCGTGAACAAGATATGCAACTCACTAGCCACTTTGCCTTGTGACGTTTTGAAGCTTAGAGAAGATGATAGGCTTGAAGTGGATAAGGATTGCCATTTAGCGTTTTTATTGAGTAAATCGCCAAACGCCTCAATGACTCCATACGACTTCTTTCGGGCCATGACGCTAAACTACGTCCTGAATGGTAACGGCTACGCTAGAATCAGCTATGCGGTCGGCGGTAACTATGTAGCTTCAATTACTCCGTTGAATGCGGAGCAAGTTAAAGTTAAGCGCATTGACGCTAATAATGTTATTTATGAGTTCTACAATGAAGACAATACCATAGAGCTAATCAAGCCCGAAAACATGCTCCATTGGAAAAATATCGGTAACGGCACCATTGGATTAAGTTTGAAGGAGTTTGCACGGGCTACTTTGACGGAAGCTTCATGCGCTCAAAGTGCAAGTAATGAGAGTTTTACCAAAAATGGGCGCATGGCGGGTATTCTTACGTCGGATAAGATTTTAAGCAATCAACAAAAAAACGAAATAGCCAAGCAGTTTAATGCAATGCGGAATACGCTTCAAATCGGTGTTATTCCGGCAGACTTGCGCTTCCAACAGCTCAATCTGTCCCCGTCAGATATCCAGCTTCTAGAAACAAGAGAATTTATAGTTAAGGAGTTTGCTCGCTGGTTTGGTATTCCGTTTGGCTTGCTAAGTGGGGAAGCTTCAAATCTTGACGAGCTTAACAATTACTTCTATAAGAGTACTATCTTGCCAATGTGCACGGGCTTAGAGCAGTGCATTATGGATAAGATTGCATGCGCAGAGGGCAAAGACCATATCGTCAAGTTTAGATTAAGCTTCTTGAATCGTGCAAGCGATGCTCAACGTGCAGCACTCAACGCTACTTACGTTCAAAACGGTATCAAGTCAAGAAATGAAGTGCGTCGTGAGGAAGGCTTGCGAGATATCACTGGCGGTGAATTGTTTACCGCTCAAACAAACTTAGCTCCGCTTGATATGTTAGGGCAGTACAACCCAACTCAAACATCACAGACTAACTTAACCACCCAACCGCAAAAAAACTAAGAGGTGAAGAATGAAAATCAACTATGCAATAAAGAGCGAAAACTTAGCTGTCAAGGACGATGGGTATATCTCCGGTTACTGCTCCGTTTTTGGCCAAGTCGATACTTACGATGACACTATTGAGTCACACGCTTATGATGCTGTGGTTGCATCAGGTGCTAAGCCTTTAATGTTTTTTAATCACTCCATCTATAGCGTGCCTATTGGTGTGTGGAATAAGCTTAGCGTGGACGGGAGAGGCTTGTTTATTGAGGGTCGTTTAAACTTAAACAATGAGCAAGGCAAGGAAGTTTTTGACGCTTTAAAGTTTGGCTCTATGAATGGCTTATCTGTTGCCATAACCATGCAAGAGGAAGACGTGGAATGCGACGATGATGGTATTAGACACATCAAAAATGTGAGGGAACTCTATGAAGTATCAATCGTAAACTTCCCAGCAGACAAAAATGCACGCATTTCAGATATTAAAAGTGATAAAATAAATTCAATACGTGATGTGGAACACAGTCTATGCGAGGTAGGCTTTTCACAGACCGATGCCAAGGGAGTTATTGCCCTTGTTAAGACTGCATTAACCAAAGAACAGCGGGACGCTGAAAAGGCCAAAGCAGAAGAAGCCATTAAGGCACACATTTTTTCAATTCTCAATGCTAAAGGAAACTAGTATGTCAGAAGAAATTCTTAAAGGTTTAGACCTCATTGGCAAAAAAATCGATGCAGTGTCTAACGATTCTAAAGCTTCAGTTGAAGCCGTTAAGGCTGAAATGAAAACCCTGGGTGAAAAGCAGTTAGAGCTTTCTCGTGAACTTGCATCTCTTCAGCAAAAGTCAGCACAGCAAGGCGAAGTTATCAACGCTGATAAGTCAGTCGGTGCACAATACGTAAACTCTAATGCTTACAAGGCGTTAAAAGGTAATGTATCAAAAGTAGAAAGAGCTCGTGAGATTATCTCAACTAAAGCTGCAACTACTTCAACCGTTACAACAGGTATTACCCGCAATACTATCGCTATGCCTACTCAGCTCGCCGGCATCTACGATGAAAATGCGGAAATGCCACTTGTTATGGAAGGGTTAATCCCTCACATTCCGGTTACTTCAAGCTCCGTGCAGTACCTCAAGGCTTCTGCATTCACAAACGGCGCTAAGGTAGTAGCAGAAGGCACTGCTAAGCCTGAATCTACTTTCCAATTTAAGCTTGCAACCGCCAACATCGAAACTATCGCCCATTACACCAAAATCACCGAACAGCTCGCACAGGACGCTCCAGCAGTACAGGCGTTCATTAATGCGAAGATGATTTACGGCTTACAGCTCAAGATTGATGAGCAGATTGTTAACGGTACTGGCTCAGAAGCTTCACAGCTTACAGGCTTGCTTGATACCACTAACAGCAGTGATTACTCTACCGACATCACTGCTCTCAAGGCATCAATCAAGAATATGGCCGACTTTGCTCTTGCTATTAAGACTAAGTTAGAAACTGCTGGCTATGCTCCTAAGTACTTAATCCTCAATCCTATTGATTGGGCAGCATTAGCACTCATGAAAGATACTAATGGCTTGTACATCCTCGGTGGTCCTGCTAGTGTCGCTGGTAAGACCTTGTGGGGTATGAGCGTGGTTACTACTCCATCAATGCCTCAAGGTAAGTACTTGATGTCTGATTTTGCTCTCGGTGCCACTATTTTTGACCGGCAGGAAGTTGCAGTTGAAATCGACCGCGAACAGGACGATTTCACTAAGAACTTGTTTACTATCCGTGTAGAACGTCGCTTAGGCTTAGCGGTTGAAAACCCTAAGGCTATCGGCGGTGGTGCTTGGTCGCTTCCGGCGGAATAAGCATATAAAATCCTAAGTTGGTATGTTAATGGCAAAGAGGGGCGATAAGTCCCTCTTTTTTTGAGGTTGAAGAATGGAAGATATTATTAGTTTAGATGTGCTTAAACTGCATCTGCGCCTAGAAGGTACAGATGAAGACGCACTGCTTAAGCACTATCTAGAAGCAAGCATCAAGCAAGTGGAGCTAATCACGCACCGCAAGTTAGTGGGCGATATCTGCACGGGTCCTGAAGACTTGCCGGCGGATATAAAGCAATGGCTTATGCTCACCGTGGGCGATATGTACAAAACCCGTGAAAATGAGCAAGAAAAGAGCTACACAACATACTTCAAGCACTTGCTAGACGGCTATATCGACTATAGCCAAGAAGAAGCTAAGGAGTAACTCATGCTAGTTAATGCGGGCAAACTTGATAAGAGGATAACGCTGCTAAAGCCAACGGTAGATTACAGCACGGGCAATACCGTCAGAACGTACACTGAGGCCGTTAAAGTTTGGGCTAATGTGAAGCAACTCACATTAAAGGACCTAGTAACAAGTCAATATGAGCTAGTGAGCGAGACCTATACCGTGCTGATACGCTATATTAAGGGCATTGGTGCAGATTGGGCGGTGAAGCTTCCGAACGGATGCAGATACGTTATAACAGGCATCAATACGTACGCAAGCGAAGGCTATATGATTTTATCCATAGCTTTGGACACTACAGAGCCTCAGGAGGTAACATCATGATAGTTGAATTTAAGCGTGATTTAGTTGCACTGTTAAAAGAGGCGTTGGGCGATGTACCTATAACTTATGATTTTTTGGCCGAAAATACCGCTAATGGGTTAGTTATTACAAATCTAAACATGAGCATTGAATCAGATTTATCGGGTGATTTGTTTTTTAACACGGTAACGGCGGATATTATGATTATCTCTCAGCTTGTTTCTGAGGTAAACGGTTATGCTGATGCACTTCTTCAAGATGCTCCGCATGGTGTAGGTTGGGTAAAAGGAGTGCAGTTTACTAATGCATCATTCTCTGGCGATCCTGCAACAGGCTTACATGTTTGCACTTTGAGCATCATATGTGAAGTGAATAGAGGTGGCGATAATGGCACTGGAGATTAGCTTAGACGTTAAGCAGTTTGACAAGTGGTGCAAGCTCTTAGAGAATACTGATAAGAAGCTTACAGTTCAATACATCCGCATTGTGCTAAGAGAGAGCACGAAGCAAGCGGTGCAATCGCTAAAGCAAGACACTAAAGCCACATTCAAGAAGCATAAAGGGTGGACGGCTAAATCTGTACGCACCATGATTAAGGTAAACAAGCAGACTAAAGTCCCAACACTCTATTATGGGTGGAGTGACAAGAATATCCCTACGGTAAGAGTGCAGCGTGTCAAAAAGCGCACTAAATCCAAGGGTAAGCTTATCGACCGAGTAGGACAGCGCACAATACCAAAACCAGCGCAGTACATTGGTATTTGGCAAGACCTAGGAACCAAGTACTTAGAGCCAAAGTACCTATTCCGCACCAACTTTGCCAAAAATAAAGATGGTATAGTTCAGAATATAAACAAGGCTATCAACGCTTTGATTAAGCACGAACTAGAAAAGAAGGTAGTATAATACTACCGTTACATGTAACAGGAGGCCAAAATGGCAACAAAACTAACACCAACCGAAAAAAAGAACGCGATAAGCGGTAAAAATACGCTTGTGGGCTTTGCTGAAAAGGCTAGTAGCGGTGATACTTACGGTACTTACACTACCTTGCCGGGCGTAAGTGCTATCGGTGCACCACAGGTTCAGACCGAAGATATCGACCAGACTTGTATCGCTGAAGATGCTAAGCGCACTATTGCGGGGGCAAAGGAAGGCCAAGAAGTGACCATTACTTTTCATTGGTACACTGGGGACGAAACCCAGAAGAAGTTTATTGACTTAGCTCACGCTGCGGCTACCGTCAAGATTTGCTATCAGTATCAAGACGATTCCACCGTGGAATTTGAATGCCAGCTCAAGAGCGCTAACTTCACTGAAGCTTCACTTTCTGAAACTCAAAAGTGGGAAGTAACAGGCAAAGTTCAAGGCACACCAACTTACACACTCTCATAATCTCCTATTTTGTGTGTTATAATCAAAAGGCGTCAAAAGGCGTCTTTTTTTTTATATAAACAGGAGATTATATGATTCTAAATTCCCTTAACTTTAATGCAGTTCCGTTCCGCACTGCTACTATCCCCGCTGAAGAGCTTGGAGAAGGTGCAGAGCTCAAAATTCGTGAGTTTACTTCCTTAGTTAAGATTCAGTTTAGCCAAAAAGTGCAGTCTAAAGATGTAGACTTCTACGATGTAGATTTTCAGTGCTATTACCTCCGCAATTCGCTCGTAACGGAGGATAACAAGCCACTTCTTAAGAGTGACGAAGAAGCCAAGCAGTTTTTGGGACTTGTGAGCATTGACTTACTCACTAGACTTAACGAAGCTATCACTAAGCTTAACACGCCGAGTAAAGAACTAAAAAACTAATGCTTAGCGTCCCGTATTCCCGTCTTGTTGTACGGGTCGCTAGAGAGTTGCATATACCGCTAACACTAGCGCTACAGATGCCTCAAAATGAGTTTGAGATGTGGGCGCAAGTGTACGAAGTAGAGTATGATGAAGCTCATGCAGAGCAAAATACCGAGACCGATACAGTGGGCCATGCTATGGCACTGTTGGGAAGTGGTGAGATAAAGCACAGAAAACAAGGCGAGGCCCCGAAACTAAAACCCCTTGAGAGGTAAAGCTTATGGCAGTTGTAAATTCGATTCTAACTAAGGTGGATATGTCCACCGAAAAGTACAAAAAGAAGCTCCAGGGCATGAAGAAAGATACCAAGGCTGCCACCGCTGGCATTAAGGAGTCTTTCAAGGCTTTAGCTACTTCTTGGGGGAGTATTGTAACCGCTATCGGCACGGGTGCTTTTGTAAATGCTATCAAAAACTCACGAGTAGAGTTAGAAAACGCAGTAGCAAGCTTATCAGGCATTAGCGGTGGTATTGCTGAAGCTAACACTATGTTTGACCTCCTTCAACAGTCCGCACGTGACTGTATCGAGCCATTTGATAGCCTCCAAGCTGCTGCTTTATCTATCGGCAAGTATGGTATTACTCCGACCGCCGAAAACCTCAAGGCATTAAAGCAGATTGCACTAGCCACGGGTCAGCAGATGACCACGGCAGCGAATGCCTTCGGCCAGGTCACCATGGGTAAGTACGAAGGTCTTGAACAGTTAGGTATTAAAGCACTTGATACCGGCAACAAGCTACAGCTTACCTACAAGGGCGTGACGCAAGAAATCGATAAAAACACCACCGCCCTTGAAAATTACATTATTAAGCTGGGTGCAAGCAATTCTCAAGCCCTAGATTACCTCCAAGGTGGCATGGTTGGAGCGCTCAATAAGCTAGATAACGCATGGGGTGACCTCATTCGTGAGTTCGCTGCTAGTCCTCTCGGCGATATTATCACCGATGCAGTCAATGCCATTGCTGATGCTCTTGATGCTCTCACGGCGTATATACACAACTCCGATGCCTTTAGTTACCTTGCAGTGCAAGCGAGCGATACTTTCAAAGAGATTATAGATGGCTTTAAATGGCTTGCAGATAGTGCCAAAGACGTAAACGAAAACATGACGGAGAACTTCGGCTTGAGCTTTGGCGATATTGCCGGAGCTTTTGGCGCAATGCTGATTAAGTTTAAAGTAGCTATGATGGCATTCGTGACGCTTATCGGCACGTTCATTGAATCCTTGGTTGATGTGTTCAAGAACTCATTTAAGGCTTGCAAAGATTATGTAACTAGCTTATTTAATCTTGACTTTACCGGAGCGTATAACTCATTCACCAAGGGCTTTACCGATATCCCAAAGATTATCAGTGATAAATTAGAGGTAGCGGGCCGTGCTATCGATATGTACGAGAAAGATAGCTTTAAGAAGCAAGAGCTCCACTTGAAAGAATATAAGCAGAAGATGGAGGCGTCGCATAAAGGCATAGTGAAGAGCGGAGAGCGCACCTTTGGCAAGCTCACAACAGCAAGCGCAAAGCATGTGAAGTCAGTCAAAGACCAAACGGACCAAATGCTCGCACAGTGGCAGAGCTTCTATGCGTCACTCCAAAGCACGCATGACGATTTGACACTATCAGACGCGCAGAAGCTAGACCAAAAATATGCCGATGAACTTGCGAAGCTTGAAGAGTTCCATAGTGCTGCCCTCATTAGTGAAGAGCAGTATCAAAACGCTCTGATGCTCCTCAAGGCTAATAAAGCTATCGAAATTGAGCAGCACAAGAATGAAGCTCTAGAGAAGTATCAAGAGCAGAGCAAGGCGCAAGCTGGCAAGGTTAATTCACTAGGGATAAATGAAGATGACTTTGACCACATGCGCAATGGCTTAGATGATTTGGGCGATGCTTTTGCTAACCTAGGCGAAAGTATGAGCAAGAGCTCCAGCTCGTATAAAGCTGTCTTTGCAATGCAGAAAGCGTTTAGTGTTGCAAGTGCCACATTGAACTGTATATCTGCATGGGCTAAAGCATTGGGCACTTCTACGACTTGGTATGAATCGCTTGCTAACTATGCTTCAGCTATTGCAATGACCACCTCTATCATGTCCCAAATTAAGCAAGTGAACATGTACGACAAGGGCGGTAAAATTCCTAGTGGTAAGTTGGGTATCGTAGGCGAATACGGCCCCGAAATCATTCAAGGTCCCGCAAATGTGACCTCAAGAAAGGACACAGCCGAAATGCTTAATAAGAATGGCTATACTAACATTACCGTGAATGTGGTGGAAGATAGTGGCAAGGCTGGTAATGTTGAAACCAAAGAGACCGATGAAGAGACCATAATTAATGTTTTTGTGTCAAACGTGCGCAAGGGGGGCGAAGCTTCCCAAGCGCTACAGAGTACATTTGGCTTAAAGAGGGTAGGTATGTAAATGGCAGTATATTTCCCAACTAGTTTACCTTTGGTACTTCAAGAGGGCTATTCAGAAAACAGAACGCCAAACATACTCCGCACTACTTTCATGAGCGGAGAAGTTAAACAGCGGTTGCTTACCACGTTTGCGCCGTTTAGCTCTTCCGTGACATGGCTCTTTACTGATAAGCAGTACGGTACATTTCTAGAGTTCTACAACACTAAGCTTAATCAAGGTACAGAATGGTTCATGCTCAAGATGTTATACAACTACAAAGGCACGGCAGCAGTTAGAGATAGACAAGTGCGCATTAAGAATGGATCGGTTAAGGCTAGTTTAATTTGCTTCAATGGTAAGCAAATTTGGAAAGTTAGTTGCGACTTAGACGTTAAGGACGATACTGTATGAGCTTGAAAACGTTAAATGAAGTATATGCCACGGGTAATAATGCGCCTATTGTTGGTTTGGTTTTTAAAATAACTTATCAAAAGTATCCCACTAGGTACACATATTTGAAGTATTACTTGGGTAACGATGTACAGTTGTATTTAGATGGTTCTTACTATAGCCCGTCCTCTTTTCAAGTGGCTCTGCCTACCAAAAATGACAGTGGATTCACTGATTTGAATTTTGCTATTTGTAACGTTGATAACAAAATTTATGATCTGTACAAAAGATATTATGAAGAAATTGCAAGATGGCCAAGCTATGTAATTCTTCAACAGTTCCACCCCGAGACCAAAGTCAAAGAGTACGAGCTTGAGCTTACTGTTACGGGCGTTCAGTTCACGCCTAAGCAAGCTAACTTTACCGCTTCTTTCTGCGATATGCTGAACACAGAGTTCCCCCAGCTACGCTACACACAACAAAACTGCCCAGGACTTAAATATGTATCCCCTTAATCACTATCTACGCAATGAGCATAACCTCACGGGGCATGAGTACCCGCATTTAAACTGCTGGGGGCTTGTGGTGTATTGGTACAAGAATGAGCTAGGTATAGAGCTTAATTACTACACTAGCCTTAACCAAAAAAACATGAGTGAGGGGGAAGTTAAAGAGAAAGCGCACTTTAAGGAAGTTAGAGCACCGTCAGAGGGTACGGTATGCGCATTTTATGACGGGCGTGGTATATTGTACCATGTTGGAGTGTACACTCATGGCAAGCTACTGCACACGCACAAGGGCGGTACTAAGTGGGAAAGCGTGGGGAACGCTATCAGATTTAAAAACGTGACAGTGAGGTATTACGATTATGGGGCTAGAGATTGAAGTTGTAAGCCGTGATAATTTAGGGTTTGTAATTGAGCGTGATTACTTACCTTATAACGCTTGCACTATTGATGAGGCTTTGCATACGGTGGCTGATAACTACAGCTATGAGCAAGAAGTGCTTATAAGTATCATGTGTGATGGCGTGGTGGTACCTAAGAAGTATTGGAAGAATACCACGCTTGAACATACTAAGAAGCTAAAGGTTATTCTTGAGCCAGGTGACTTCGCTACAGTTGCGGCGGTTATCTCTATTGTGCTTGCGGTAGCTTCTGCGGTGTACTCTCTGTACATGATGAATAAGATTAAGACCAACAGCAACGCACAATCCAAGGGTAATTCTATCTATGACGTTAACGCTCAAGGTAACAAAGTAAACCTACAGCAAGTAATTCCAGAGAACTTTGGCTACATGAAGAAGTTCCCCGATTATATTGCCGATATCCACGCTTACTATAAAAATAATAAGCGCATACAAGAAATACTACTCTGTCAAGGTGTGGGTTATTATCTCTATGATAATCGGCATACAGACATGTACCTTGGCAACACTCCCGTAAATTCTTTAAGCGGTATAGAGTGTAGTGTTTTCGACCCTGGAGTGACAATTGACAAGGATAAATATTGGTGTTGGTTTAACTCCACGGAAGTTACGCAGTCGGGGCATACTATAGGTAGTGCCCAAGTTGGTACAGGCTCAAGAAAAGTATACCTACAATACAAAACATTTACCGTTGGTGGGCACATGGAGGACATGGGGTGGAAAGTTGGTGATTATGTTCGCTTAAGTGGTACAGGGAGCGTTATCCAGATTCACCCAAACACACGTCGATACCCAGACCTCCCATGGTACTGCAACCAGTACCCTTATAACGATAACGGTTATCAATACAATGTAGAAGTTAGAAAAAATAGCGATGGAACGCTAGCAAAACTAACTATAGACAACTATCAAGGCAGAAGACATGACGTTTTCGGCAATGAGGTGAATCCAGATATTACAGAGTTCGTAGGTTCTCCTATGTTTGATACCAAGTACTTTTCTCCATATCGAGATGGGTTTAAAAATTTTTATCAGAATAGCGATGGGACTACTCCGCCTTTTTGGCTTAATCTTACTAAAGTATATACATACCAAGATGTATTGGGTAATTGGAACCAAAAAGCATCCCGTATTGAACACTTCTCCTCGATTATTGGTAGATGGGATGGTGGTGATATAGTTTTTAACTTACCTGCAAACACTAACGACATAGAACCGCCCGATTACCCGATTGATGTTAAAGAAGGCTCAAGAGTAGTGCTTAGTTACGGTGTGCAACTCGAGTGCATGGCGTCAACATCGACATGGCCTATGATGACAAAGTATAGCATTGATAATGATGACGGATTATATAAAATCATAAAGGTGGACGCTCTAGATGCCGAAAAAAATAGGTATGTAGATGGAGAGGAAATACCATACCTAGCTTATATATATACAGTTACTCGCGTTGACGATGATTATAACGAATATAAGGATTGGCCAGGTTTTTGGTGTGCAGGGTACTTTACAGACCAATTCAAAATTGAGTTGGCCGACAAATCCCTGGGGGAGCACTCTGTAGCCATTGGCCCGTTTAGAGCAGCACCGATCGGTGCTCAATGCAAGTGGGTTGAACTTGATTTTAACGCCCCAGGAGGGATATATAAAATCAACGACAAAGGGGACTATGAGCCTTACGCTGTGACATTCCAAGTTTATTATAAAGAAGTGACAGATGAGCAATGGAAGACCTTTGCCCCGATCGTTATGTGGGGTACTAACTCGGATGAGTTGGGTAAAACCGTAAGTTACAACATGATTGGAATGGCAGATTGGCAGTTTATGGTTAAACGCATTACCCCAGTGCGCAAAGACGATACCAAGATAGTTGATACGGTTAAATGGGTGGGTCTTAAGTCACGCCTTGAAGAATCTCCAACTAAGTATGCAAACATGACTACTATATTCATGCGTATCACGGGTAATGAAGTGCTTTCTGAAATGAATAATAATCAGATAAGTACTTTATGGACCCGTAAGCTTCCTAATCTCACTAACGGCACGCTTGAACCTACAAACTCCATAGCCCCAGCGCTTAAGTACATCATGAGTACTAGCAAATACCCTAATATTTTTGACTTAGACAACCTTAAAGAGTTTGCAGATTATTGGGATATTAGAGGCTTGCAGTTCAACGGCACGTTTGACGAAGATAACACGCTGCTTGATGCTGTACGCTCTGTAATGCAAGTAGGCTTCGCTGAACCAGTGGTTAATGGCAATAAGCTCCAAGCAAGCATGCAAAGGAAGATGTCGCTTGATGACTACACGACAATACTATCCGCAGAAAGCATCACAGATTTTCAGTTCTTAAAGACTCCACGGCGAGACGATGATACTTGGCAAGTGTGTGTTAAGTACACATCGCCTATTACTTTTAAAAGTGAAAACATATACTTATATTATGATGGCGTCGATATAGACACTAGCCTCACCCCACACAACAAAAACTCTGAAAACCTAGACGCTTTTGGCGTGACTTCGTACGACCAAGCTGTAGCTTTAGGCCAGCGCAGACTTAGGCAGTTAGTGTACATGCGTGAGAGCTACACGGTCAAAACCGAGATGCTGGGCTTGACTTTGAACTTTAATGATTTTATTGGTTTTAGTTTGCCTTTGGATACGAGTAAACAGGATGATGTAGTAGGACGTATTATTGGCTACCGCACCGACGGTGATTACCTATTGCTTGAGTTAGATAGAGTGATTAACGATAGCTCCTCAACAGAAACGTCAAAGAGATGCTTCTACATCAACACCGAGGGCAAGGCGGTACATTTAACAAAGCAAGGCACGTCGAGGGACTCATGGCCTAGACAGTTAGGGTTCTACAAGACTACGCTAGAGGAGTTAGGTATAGTGTGGGATGAGCGTTACGGTAATGAGCTAGATTATCCATTGCTATGCTCTGAACATTCAGACGGTAGCTTTATCCGCCCATGTTGGGTGCGGTCTATTGAAAGCGACGGTTCAACGTGTACAATAAAGCTAGTACAATATCATGACGAAGTTTACGCAAAGGACCCACAATTCACATTAGGCTATGGCTTGAGCTCATACGGTAATAGCCCGTATGGCAAGAGCTATTAAGGAGCAAAACATGAGTGAAATACTAACTAACGGCGTGATAGTGCCCGATAAGGGCTCTAGAGATTGGTACGCTGACTTACGTTCTAATTGGCTTAAGCTAGACAGTCTGATGGCCGGGGGTAATATAACTATTAACCCGGCGCAGACCGATGGTATTCTAGTAGCTACAATAACCGTAGGGGGTAAGGAGTACAAGCTTTACCAACAGGACGGAGACGTGTCTGTCAAGATTGACCCAAGCACCGAAAATGCAGAGTACCCACTTGTAGCTTCTACTTCTGCCGAGACTAACACGGGCTCGGTAGTTATGGCTCCGGCGGTAACGGTGAACCCGAGCGCGGGAGCGGTAACGGCAACGAGCTTTAAAGGCAAGCTGGAGGGTAATGCCTCTACAGCAACTACCGCTACTAAGGCGGTGCAAGACGGAGCCGGTGCGGTCATTGCTGATACTTACGCCACCAAGGAGGAGCTAGGATCCAAGGCCGACGATGCTAACGTGGTGCATAAGAGTGGTACCGAAACTATTGTCGGTGACAAAACCTTTACCTCATGGGCTACTTTTTCAAACGGGATCAACGTTAAATGGATAACAGGCAATAAAAACCTAAAGACCTTATTCCTTTTTGCAACCATGAATGAGATGTATCAAGGTTACGGGGCGTCACTAAAATTACACAGCGAAACTTTAAATGGTGGCTTTGAACTTACTGCAAAAGATAAAGACGGTACGAATGTCAAAACCCTAACAGGTACTCCCAATGGTTCCCTTAAGTGGAGTTCTTCTCTAATACTCCTTGACACAAATCAAATTGCGCTATGCAAAAACTTTACGGGCGCTGACATTAAACCGGGTGGGGCTGTAGATTGTGGAAATGGCAACGGCAATCTTAAGCAATGGTCCTTAAATGCAGACGGTACATTTTTATTATCTGGTACTCTACCTACAGGTATATGGAAAAGCACAAGTGTTGTAACCCTTGCACCAAACGAAGGCGGTATCTTTATTAAATTAACCTAGGATAAGACAAATGAAAGAACTGAAAAACAAACAAGAAGAAGTTAAAGAAGAATATCAAGAAGAACTTCAAGAAACAGTAGAAAAACCAAAAAAGCTAGAAATCAAAAACGCACAAGAAATCAAGGACGGCTTTTTGTCTGTTGAGGTTAAAAATCTTTACGGCGATGAGTTTTGTCAATACATTTTTGATCCAAAGACCGAACAGAATGAGAAGCTTTTAGAAGCTTTAAAGGGTGTTGATGTTAAGCCTTATGTGGTCGATATTGAGGCTCTCAAAACCGCTAAGCATGCAGAGCTTAAGGCGCAGATGGTGGCTAAGCGTGATGCGCTAACTTGCTATTATGACGGCGATGAGTTCGACTGCAACACTAATGCGCAGAATAACATTAACAGCTTAATTCTGTTTACGGAAACATCAAAAACAGATGCAATAGTTAGCATTAGAAGCTCTAACGAAACGACACATGTTTTTAATAAAGAACAACTGCATGAATTATCTTCTCTTATGGTTAAAGCGGTAAACGATTTGTACGCTGAATATTGGGTGCTTAAAGATAATTTAAGCAAAGCAAAATGTGAGGAAGATATCAAATCTATAAATTGGTCTTAGTAAAAATGTAACCTACTTTACACTTTTAAAAATTAGTGCAATTTCATAAATTTAATTAGGTTGCGGAAACCCACTACCTTTAGGTGGTGGGTAGTTGACGGAAGAATGTGCTAAGGTTGATGCAAACCAACCATTGACTTGGGCAAGATACCCTCATGACACTAAAGGTGCGCTTGACATAATCACTATGGAATACAATGAGTTAAAAAGAGCGTATGACGTCAACAACGCCAAGGATTACGAAGAAAACCTCTATCACTTAGCCACCGCATGTTTGAATGCTTGGAGGATAGAGCACCATGATAAATAGTAATAACTATATGATCCCGAACCCTATCCCCGTTCAAGGTATCCCTATTACGCAGAATTTAACGGCTCCAGTGCATACTGCGATTGGGCTTAAGCAAATTCAAGACTTTGAAATGCCTAGAGATTTTACCGACAGTAATGGCAAGGCATGGAAGTTGGTCAAGAGTGCGCATGATAGCTCTGTGGAGATACCCGACCCGCAGTACGTGCAAATCACTGATTATTGGAACCACGAGTTTCCGGGCTCCGAGGGTAAGGTTTATATATACGTGGTTGAGGGCATTAAGCGTCCTAGGATTGATACAGAAAGAAGCGTTAATGTATTGTATCAATGGTTTAGCACAGCTAATAATCCGAGCTTTACGCCACAGAGCATAACGCCTGCCGAATGGTACAACGCTAATGTTTATACATCGACTATAACCGACGCTAGAGTTAGTAAGCTCCGTGCACTATGTAACATTGCGGAAGATAAGCAAACAGTGCTACAGAACACACAAGAGAAAGACATAAGCTTAAGTTTAATTGGCAGAGGAGTAAAGGACAATGGCAACAGAGGAACAGGAACAGCAACTAGATCAAATGCTAAATCAAATCAGAGCTAATACTTTAGAGCTTATAGATAAACGCTATAGTAAACCCGTACTAGTGACAGCAGGTATTAAGAGAGGTAAGAAGTTGTTGAACGGGAAACTTAGTAAGCAAGATGTAATTGATATAGGTGCTATAGGCTTAAGCATTATGCTTTCTTAACAATACAAAAAGACCTCATAACGAGGTCTATTTTTTTTCGGTGGTTATCGCTTTAATAGCTTGCATTCTTTCGGAGCACTCCAAAAGCGCTATTTTTTGACGGTATGCCATTCTAACAACATCGGCATAGGTATCACCATCCAAGGGCACCCTATCGCATTGTAGGAGCTCCTGCGGTATGTTTTGTTTAACGTACACGAATTGCGGAGCGCTAGCGCAACTGATTAAGGATACTGTCGCTAAGCTTAACATTAGCGCATTTATCGTTACTCTTGTTGAGTGCTTCATTAAGTTTATCCTCCCCCTTCCGCGCCTGGGTTCGCAGTGAGTTTAATTTGGCATTAAGTTCCAAAAGTTGCTCTTGTTGTTTTTGTGCTTCCTGCTGCTTTGCCTCTAGTGTAGCTTGTAGCGTGCTATTGCTTGCTTGTAGTTGCTCATTTTGCGCTTTTAAGTCAGAAACATACAAATAAAGCACGAATAAGGCACACATCAACACGGCGCTAAGACCAAGAGCGCATTTTGTAAAAATATCCATGTCACTTGCTCGCCAACATTAGGCAAAACAAAAGCAGTAAATACAAAAATACCGCTATCCAAATAACACGTTCAAAAGTGCTCATAAGCCACCCCTTAAAATTAAATAACAAAAAGCCCTCAACGCCGAGGGCTTAATGCTATTTTAAATCAATTTACATGCCAAGCGCTTTTATTTTTTCGGCTAGGTCATTGTAAATATGACGTAGGTGCGCATCTTGTTCTTGTGTGAGCTTAACCCCATTCAAAAGGCTTGCGCTTTCGTTTAACTGCTGCATATCGCTTGCGCCCTGCATTGAGGCAATAACATCGGCCATTTGTGAATCTGTAAGCATCGGCGGTTCATTATTTGGCATCTCTTGCACTTCTACCTCTTGTACTGCTGGTGCTGGTTCAGCTTCTTGAACTTCCACAGGCTTGATAGCTCGCTTTACTTTCTGCTTTATTTGTTCGGCGCGTTTGGTTGGCTTAGCTTGTTGAGGATCTACCTGGTTCGCTTGCACAGATGGAGCGCCAGACAGTTCGGCCTCTGGCACAATGTCGATTACTTCTTCACGGCAAGCAATACCTTTGAGCTCGCTCGCAAAGGTATCACGCAAAGCAAATGAGCGTGCACGCATCTGCAGCATACGCTTAGGGTTAGTTACCCATGGGCTAAACTTATCATCGACCCATTGTCCATTCTGCCATTTCTGCTTTTTGATTTCACCATTTGCCCCCATAACAATATAGTGCGCTTGAATAGCGTCATTAATGCCAAAGGTGCGCACGGTCGCATATGGCGAGCTCTTGCGCTTACACTTGCAAGTCCAAGTCATAGTCTTTTCATCGTAAGCTTCAGTGCAGTATTCAAACTGCGGAGAAACTTGGCAGATAGCTAGCATCATATCGCCATAAACGCTAGGCTTGCCATTTACAATGGCAATGTTCTGCACTGCCAAAAGTGGGTCAAAGCCTAAGCGGGCCCCATACTGACAAGCAAAAAACACGTTGGCGGTCTGGTCGCCGTTCTTCTGATTGCTTTGGAATTGAGCTGGTACAAATTGAGAGTTAGAAAGACGCTGGGCATACTGCCATGCTTCTTCCATGCTTGCCGGTTCGATTAAAAAGCCATTCACTGGCTTAGTGATTTCGTTACTCATAAAAAATCTCCTTAAATTACTACTTAAGTGTGAAGCTTCTAGCGCACACCATGGGTTCCGCGTAAAATGCGTACACATCAGGCTCTTGCTCTTTCAGGGCTTTGGTGTTTAGAGTGGTGCGAGTTGTTGCTTTGTAGGTCGCAATAAGCTTGCCGTTTATATCTGCCAATTGAGAATGCTCGCCGGTGAACTCTTTGAGCTCATCTACTAAAGCTTTCTCTTTAGCTTCTAAAGCCTTTATTTCTGCTTTGATCTCTCTAAGGTCCTTAACCTTGGTCAAAATATCATTAGTGGCGGTCACGGCTTCCCCCGATACCGCAAGCCCTAGATTATCATAATCGGCAGCAGTCATTGAAGGCGCTTGGTCACCAATGATGTTATTAAACATGAAGTCCTTGCCGACTTGCAAGATTGCATTACAGATATCATCATCACGCTTGATGGTAAAGATTGAGAAGGTGCGAGAGTTCAAGAAAAATACCGCAAGGTCCGCTTCGGTCTTATCGAGCAAGAGCATGTAGTGCTGCACTTGTAGGTAGTAAGAGCTAGGCACGGTATCATCTAGCGCAATTACTGACCCGTCGGCGCCGTATCGGTTACCGCGGCCCCATATGTAGTTACCATCCGCATCTTTACCGGAATCATCACGAGCCGTCTTACATTCAAGGATTTTAGTGTCGGTCGTGTCGTTCGCTAAAATTAAGCGGTCAATGTTCCCCACCAAAAAAGGCGCGCCAAACTTTGAAGCGTTATAGTGCTTGCTTTCCTTGCGTACCTTGTTACCGGTACGCTTGCAATACTCATCGGCTACTACTTGTTCCAACACACTGCCCCAATAGGTAGCATTATTGCCTTGAAAAGCTGGCTTGCGCCCCGTCTTAACTTCCCAAAAAGAGTAAGGGGTGGCGTATTCATTGACACCCATTATTGAGCCGATTTCGGAACCGCCCAAGCCCAACATTCTGCGAGCGTGCCACATGGCATCTTTATCACCGCTTGCTTCAGCTTCCTTGATAAGCGCTTGCTTATCCTTGCAAAAAGCATCATAGGACGCTTTTTCAGCGTCGGTTAGAACTATTTTGTTAATCATAATTCCCTCGTTAAATTGAAAATAAAAGTTGCAAAACACTATGCAACTGCGTTCATAATGGTACAATAAGTAAAAAAAAATAGCAACAATTTAATGAATTAAGTTATAATGGCTTAAACTTTCACACTTACGCCAAAGGAGGCATTATGGAAGACCAAAAGCAAGAAAGGGAATTTATCGGAATTAAAGAGGCTTGTGAACTCTTGGGTTATAAGACCTATGTAACACTCCGCAAGCACATTGAGCGTGGCGCAATCAAGGGCTTCAAGAGCCCGATTAACGGCCATTACTATGTAAGCCTTAAGCATATCGAAGATATCCTTAAGGGTAAGTTTAACTAAAAGAAAGCCCGCACTGAGGGAGCACGGGCAAAGAAGGAATTTATAATAAACAAGATTGTAAAGCTACGCTTGGGTAACACTACGATTAGGGATTATAGCACAAAAAAATAAAGCGTGTAGCAAGTTTTGCTTTTATTTGTGCAATGGTAAAAAAGAAAGCCCGTATCGCTACGGGATAATCAAAACTAAGAAACGAGGTTATTATAACATGAAAAACATAAAACCGATAATGGAAAATTTTACAAAATTAGACAACAGGATCGTCCGTTTGCCCAATTTGTCATTTGGTGCAAAGGGGCTTTATTGTTATATGGCATCAATGAGCCATGAATGGAAGTTTAGCTTGAATCAGATTTCGATAGATTGCGGGGTGAAGTTAGCACACGTCACCAAATATTTAAACGAACTGTTTAAAGTTGGGCTTGTAACCAGAAAAGTTGATTACACTCAAACAAGAGGGTGCAAGTACTCATATATTATAAACGGCTATGAGTGCCTCAAAAATTCTAACCTCAAAAATTCTAACCTCAAAAATTCTAACCT